TCCTCGATAGAGAGGTGACAGCATGAAGCACACAGAAGCCCAATACATTAGCCTTGGCTACAAGTACGAGCGTGCGCAGTCACCATCGGCTGGCCAAGCCGCCGCGCAGGCCATCAGAACGCTCTTGGAGGCCGAAACGATCGAGGACAGGACCGAGGCCCGCTACTTGGTCGAGCGAGGCCGCCAAGAGGCTAGGGGGTTGTCAGCATGAGCGCCGACCACGTCATCACTGACGCGAAGACGGGCAAGTTCCTGTGCGAGTTCTGTGGGGCAGAGGAGGAACCGCCTTTCATGCCCGCGCCCATCAACGTCATCATTGACGCCATGGACGTGTTCATTGAGCAGCACAAGGACTGCAAAGCGCCCGCTGCTGAGACCGTGATGTCTGAGTACATCAAAGGCTTTGACGCTGGCTATAGCTACGTCCTCACCGAGATCGAGCGCTGGCAGGACGAGGTGGGCGCAGACCTGCATGTGCTGCTGTCGCACCTCAAGATGCAAGACAAGCCATTGGAGGGCAAGTAATGCCAGATCTGTTTGGCCACGAAGAGTTTGACTGGAAAAAAGAATGGCAGGGTATGCCTGAGTTCTTTCAAGAGGACCTCATGCCCTTCCGAGTCATCAACGTTCGGTTCAGGTGTGAGGAGGACGTGCAGGCTTTTGCAAAGCTTGTCGAGCAAACAATCACGCCAAAGCAAAAGGCGCTGTGGTTCCCGTTCGCTGAGTTCCGCAGGGCTGCGCATTTGAGGTGGGTAGATGAACCCTAAGTACCCCATCTACATTGTGTCCAAGGGGCGGTGGGAGACGCGCCTCACGAGCAAAGCGCTGGACCGCATCAACGTGCCCTACTACATCGTGGTAGAGGCACACGAGCGCGACCAATACGCGGCGGTGATTGAACCTAGCAGGGTGTTGGTGCTTCCAGAGAGCTACCTGCAAAGCTACGACACTTGCGACGAGGTGGGTGAGGCGCGAGGCAAGGGACCCGGGGCCGCCCGAAACTTCTGCTGGGATCACTCCATGAGCCTCGGCCATGCTAGGCACTGGGTTATGGACGACAACATCGCTAGCTTCAACAGGCTTAACCGCAACCTCATGGTCAAGGTCACCTCAGGCACGATCTTCCGCGCTGCTGAGGACTTCGCAGACCGCTACGAAAACGTGGCCATCGCAGGCTTCAACTACGATTTTTTTGCTAAGGCAAAGGAGCCGCTGCCTGCGTTTGTAATGAACACCAGAATTTACTCGTGCCTGCTGATCTGGAATGGCTTGTCCATACGCTGGCGCGGTCGCTACAACGAAGACACTGACCTATCCCTGCGCGTGCTCAAGGCTGGCATGTGCACCGTGCAGTTCAATGCGTTCCTGCAAGAGAAGGCCACCACCCAAACCATGAAGGGTGGCAACACTGACGAGTTCTACGCCAAAGAAGGCACGCTGCCAAAGTCCCAGATGATTGAGCGGCTACACCCTGACGTGGCCGAGGTCGTGTGGCGCTTTAACCGCTGGCATCACCACGTCGACTACACGTCGTTCAAGCGCAACCCTCTGGTGCGCAGGCCTGATGTGGTGGTTCAAGAGGGTGTCAACACTTACGGCATGGTCCTAAAAGATATGAGGGAAACTACTTAGAAATATTTTTGTTTGCGTTGACATATTGTTTAATTCTGCATTACACTTACAGCACTGCAATGAGCAGGTAACAGCGAATCAGGAGCGAATTATGAACACAGCATCTAACCCCTTCAGCGACATGGAAGACGACTTGGACTTTGGCGCACCAGTCAAGTCCACCACTGCTGAGGTGACTTACTTCGAGCAAGCTTGCCCTAAGTGCGGCGGCACTGGAACCTACATGGGCTACAGCCGCTTTGGCATGCAGTGCTTTACTTGCAAAGGCAAGGGCAAGCTGGCCTTCAAAACCTCCCCTGCTACGCGCATGAAGGCTAAGGCCTCAGCTCAAAAACGTGCAGCCGCTAAGGCTGACGCGCAAGCTGCTAAGGTCGAAGCTTGGAAGGCTGCCAACCCAGCCGAGGCTGCATGGATGGACAACAGCGCTGCCAACTTCGAGTTCGCTCGCTCTATGCTCGACGCCCTCAACAAATACGGCTCACTCACAGAAAAGCAAATGGCCACAGTGCAGCGCCTGACTGTGCAAAGCGCAGAGCGTTTGGCTGCCCGCGCTGCTGAGAAGATTGCACGCGGCGAGTCAGCCCCTGTGGTGTCCGTCGAGGCCATCGAGATTGCATTCAACAACGCCAAGAAATCTGGCGTGAAGTTCCCTAAGCTGCGCCTTGACACTTTTATTTTCAGCCCTGCTAGCGAGAAAAGCGCCAACGCTGGTGCTATTTACGTCAAGGCTAAAGAAGACGGCCTGTACTTGGGCAAGGTCATGGGTGGCCGCCTCTTCACATCACGCGACTGCACTCCAGAGGCCGCAGAACGCATTGCAGCGGCTTCCAGCGACCCCAAGCAGGCTGCCATAGCCTATGGCCAGAAATTCGGCGCATGCTCCGTTTGTGGCCGTGAGCTGACCGACAACGACAGCATCGCTCGTGGCATTGGCCCAGTGTGCTCAGAGAACTATGGCTTCTAAGGGAAAGCCCTAATAAAAATATTTTGAGCAAGGGGGTTGACCACCCTCTTGTTTAACTTACAATTACACATCAACAGCGAAAGGACAGCGAAATGACAACACTCAAATATCTCTCAGACGTAATGGCCCAGAAGCGCAACGAGCGCGATGCAGAGGCTATCCGTTGGGCCAAATCTGACGCAGCACGCGCCAAGCGCATTGCTAAGTTCACACCACGCACAGACCTGCACCCAGCAGTGGGCGTGCTGATCAGCGCCAAGGGCGTGACCTACTACGCCTTTGTCGGTGGCGTGTACCGCGAAGGCAGCCCTGAGCACCTCGCATCTTTGTTGTCAGCATAAGGAGATCACCATGAAAGCCTCACAATTCCAGTACACCTTCAGCAGCTTTGTGTCTTACGACCAAGGCGAGACCGAGCAGCCAGTAACCGTGGCTTACGACTACTTGCCAGAAGAGATCAACTTCCCCCACGCGCCTGACTACGCCGAGCACTACGACGTGTTTGTGTTCGACGCCGCTGGCAACGACATCACCTATGACATCCCTACCGAAGAGACTGACCGTTTCCTCGAAGAGGCCAAAGAAGATTTTGCGCAGCACGTTGCTGACGCTAACGCGTATTGAGAGGGCGGCATGAGAACGATTCAACAACTACGGGCTGAGATCGAGGTGCGCAAGGCCCTCGGCCTGCCTCGCATCGAGCTGACCGAAGAGGAGCGCGTCGAGGCGTTTGGCGACAGGCAAGAGCGCGATCAGAACGCCAACGTCAAGATGCTGGTCGAGCGCTTCAAGCAGGGCCTGCCCCTGTCGGTCCATGACAAGCGCATGGTGCGTAAGTACATCAAAGAGGTGGCAGCATGACGTTGCCTACCTTCAGTGTGCGTGAGCGCACCATCACGCATGAGAACCCCAAGATCATCAGCGACGGCCTTGTGGTGTGCCAAGAGGCGTACATCGAGATCGACACCACCACCATGAGCCAGACGTTTGTTCACCTGCTCATGCACCATATGGGCGAGGGCCACATCCGCGTGAGGGTGGCCAGAGTTAAGGAGCAAAGCAGTGTCTGAAAAAAGCAAGGACTGGGTCGAGGTTTTCGACGAGGCATACATGAACGCCGTAATACATGGCACAGGGTTCATCAGGATCGCAGCTAACGGGCCAAAGGGCCTCGAGATGTCTGTAGTCGACCCGAAGGACTACCGCTACCTCATGGACGTGCCAGCAGAGGTCCAGCCTGATGAAAGGACTAGAGCAATTAGGGCGCTTATGGACTCAGTGGTCATGGCGTCAAAATCTAACGAGATTAAATAAATGAACCGCCAAGAGATCAACGAGATGATGAAAGATTTACCAAGCCAGCAGCCCGAGGAATCGTTGCTCAGTCGCTGGTTTATTGGTACAATGTTCATCGTGTTTTTAGTAGTTGTGTGCATGATGCCTGACATCATGCGTTAAGCGAATCTAAACCGATTCGGTTCCCCCGACCGTGTAGACAAAACGGGGGCCAACACGCATGAGGATTGGTTACAAGTAACACGATGGTTGGTTCGCCCACTTGGATGTTGCGCCAGTCCCCAGTCGTGTTGGTTACATACACTGGCTTGCTCGTGCGACTGTTTAACCTGAGATGAGCGCAGGCCAACAAACTATAGCGAACCGCAAGCGAAATGAAACCGATTCGCTTTGTTATGGCATAAGCCGCTAGCATTCCAAAAGCTAATCGATTCGGTTACCATACGGTGCATCTAATCGGACGAGGAATAAGGTAATGCCAGAAACCGCCGCAAAGCCATCAAAACGCGCTACAACGCGCAAAACAACACGCGCAGAGAAGATCGTACGCCCCGCAGTGTACGAAGTCCCTGTAGAGCCTGTAATCGCCCCAAAGAAGATGGGAGCACCAAAGGGATCAGGATCAAAGTACACAGAAGAGATAGCAGACCAGATCTGTGACCTCGTATCCAATGGTGTAAACCTTCGCAAGGTATGCAGGATGGAGGGGATGCCAGCTTGGAGGACTGTGTACGATTGGGTCGTTGCTCGGCCTGAGTTCGCCACACGCCTCGCACGCGCACGCGAAATGGGCTACGACGCATTGGCTGAGGAGGCCCTCGAGATTGCCAACACGCCGCACCTTGGCCAAAAGAAGGTTTTCAGCTCTGGCGCTGGTGAGGAGGAGGACAGCATGACGGTGACCGAGGACGACATGCTTGGCCATAGGAAGCTCCAGATCGAGACGCGCCTGAAGCTGCTAGCCGTCTGGGACCCCAAGCGCTATGGCAACAAGGTCCAGCTCGGTGGCGACGGTGGCAACCCTATTAAGGTGGAGGCGCAGGTGGAGGCCGAGAACCTGCTGTCTGCCATCCTCAAGAATACAGAGCTGAAGAAGCAGGTCAACGCGAATGAGTGACATCGCTGAGATCGTGGCTGACCCAGAGGTTCAGAAGAGCCTCGCGCTGGCTAGCCCCGAGTTCAGGCTTGCATGGGCGTGGCGCATGAGCTGGTTCAAGACCCAGCACGCGCACCAGACGCTGCCCCATGGTGATTGGTGGAGTATCTGGCTAATGTTAGCTGGCAGGGGCGCTGGCAAGACCCGCACAGCAGCCGAGCAGATCGCGTGGTGGGCATGGGAAGAGCCAGAGACGCGGTGGCTGGTGGCCGCCCCAACAAGCGCTGACGTCAAAGCGACCTGCTTCGAGGGTGACTCAGGCCTGCTGACCATCATCCCCAAGAGCCTGATCGCTGACTACAACAAGCAGTACCACGAGTTGCGCCTGATCAATGGCAGCCTGATTAAGGGCATCCCAGCCTCAGAGCCTGAGCGCTTCCGTGGCCCGCAGTTCCATGGTGGATGGTGCGACGAGCTAGCCGCGTGGGACTACCTACAAGAGGCGTGGGATCAGATCCAGTTCGGCATGCGACTAGGTAAGCGCACCCGCATGATCTGCACCACGACACCGCGCCCCAAGGACCTGATCATTGAGCTGCTTGGCCGTGAGGGTGACGACGTGGTAATGACCACCGCCTCGACTTACGCCAACCTTGCAAACCTGTCTGACAACTTCCGCAAGCAGATCCTGTCCTATGAGGGCACAAAGCTCGGGCGGCAGGAGATCTACGCCGAGATCATTGACCCTGAAGAGGGTGGCATCGTCAAACGCGACATGTTTAAGCTCTGGCCTGCTGGCCGCCCCTTCCCTCGTTTCGAGTACATCCTCCAGAGCTACGACGTGGCCACCAGCGAGAAGGTCCAGAACGACCCGACGGCCTGCATCACGTTTGGCGTGTTCAAGCCACAGGACGGCCCAATGTCGGCCATGATCATTGACTGCTGGCAAGAGCGCATGCAGTACCCAGACCTGCGCCCCAAGGTGCTCGAGGAGTACGAGACCGTCTTCGGCGAGGGCAAGGACCGCAAACGAGTGGACCTGCTGCTGATCGAGGACAAGAGCGCAGGCATCTCGCTGATCCAAGACTTGCAGAGGGCGCACTTGCCTGTGCGTGCCTACAACCCCGGGCGGGCTGACAAGATGCAGCGCCTGAACATCGTCTCCAACATCATCGCCCGTGGCCGTGTGTGGATCCCTGAGAGCGACAACCGCAAGGGCTACGTCAAGGACTGGGCCGAGGGCTTTGTGAGCCAGATCTGCTCATTCCCTGAGACCACGCACGACGACCTCGTGGACGCCTGCACGCAGGCCCTGCGCTACCTGCGCGACGCTGGCTGGCTGGACATCGACCCGCCGCCCGACGAAGACTGGGATGAAGACGACTACGCTGACACTGGCCGCGTGCGCCGTGTCAATCCATACGCCATCTAAGGAGACCACTATGACCGACACCAAACCAATCGACCCATGGGCATACCGCCCCGATGGCCTAAAGTGCCAGACGTGCATCTGGTACGTTGAGAAGCAGAAGTCGCGAGTGGGCACGGCAGACTCGGACGTCAATCCGCTCAAGGTCATTGGCCGATGCCGCCGCCACGCCCCGACCATGAACGGCTTTGTGCCCGTCTACCCAGTGGACTGGTGCGGCGACCACCGCATTGACGAAAACAAGCTGTGAGGCTGACATGATCCATTTCAAACCAGAGGGCGGCTACTTTAAATTGGGCCTGAACCTGAGCCGAGCACCATGGGGCTTTGTGGCCATGTGGGTGTGGTTCGACTTCGCCAAGTGCGAGACGTTCTGTGCCCGCCTTCGACTGAGGCTGCACCAAGCCCCGCGCATTCTGTGGTCAGTGGAGCGCGTCAACATCATTGAAGGCCACCTGCGCAGGCACGACCTTGAGCTGGTCCAGCGTGAGGTACTGCAAGACATGAAGGCCGTCGAGGCCGCAGTCAAGCGCACCAACGAACCCTACGCCTACATCAAGCCATGAACACCGAACCCGCCCGCGTTGAGATGTGCGCTAACCGCTTCGAGCTGATCAGCCGATGGGGTGAGCCTATCGACAAGGCATGGGCACGCCGCATGTTTGACGTCTGGCTTGAACAGCGGATGGACTTGACACCGCCTAGCGTTTATGATCACGGCATTCCATCGAAAGGTGTCGAGCATGACCAACCCCGAACGTAGTCCTAAAAAGCAATCCCTCAAAGAGTGGGCCATGGCTGGTGGTGGCATCCCCAAAGAATACGAGGGGCGGGCGTATGAGTGGCACAAGAAGGTGCAGCAGTTCGCCGCTGGTGGTGGGGTCAAGCCTGCTGCGCTGATCGATGGCAGCGAGTTTGTCGAGGCCGCCCAAGCTAACGGCCTCAAGACTGACAACGCAACACTGAA